AGCCCCTTGTGCTCTTTTTGAATCCTCCGCACCAAGAGCTGCGCCCTGAATATACGCTTCAGCAAGTATGTCCTGTTATACGCCATCGCCGTTCGCTTTATCGATTCCAAGTCCCGGGCGAATCAGTTCACCCAGGCGCTGTAATTCAACTCCTCTGCCGTTAGTTCACCAACCATCTCCAGGTCCTTCTGCTTTTTCGTGAAGGCGTAATAAAGCGAGCGCAACCGCTCAAGCGGTATGGCGTTGAAGCTTTCCGCTTGCGCGGCCCGGCAGGCGATCGCCTTCACCTCGTTCATGTTCGATGGTTTACCCAACGCCTTGCGCCACCCGAATATCGCCGCAATCAATCGCTTGCGCCACTTGTCCAGCTCCACCGCGTTCGGGCGCATGGAGATGTCAATCTTCTCGCACGCGTCGAGCAGCTCCCGGGCGCTCATGTCCCTCGAGCTCACGTGCCCGTAGCTGCCCACTATAGCCCGCTTGTTCTCCTCGCCGATGCCTGCCTTGCCGCATAGCGTGTGAAACTTTTTCAAGAGCAATTTCTGTTGCCTATCCATTAGCGTTTGCATGTTATCCCTGTTTTACTTGTATTCATGATACTCCTCGGCGCCTTTCGCCCAGATGGTGAAGTATTGTTTTTCACCCATCGACCGCCCGCGCGAGTACGCCCGGTACCCCTCCACGTAGATCTTCTGTTTCGCCAGGAAAAGCACGCTCTTCCCTAACTCGGAGCGCGGCCTGTCGCCTTCAGCCTGCCCTGTGAACACGAACAGCTTGTGCGGGAACTCGTCCACGAAAGCCTTCACCTGCTTCACTGTGGTGAACTCCGAGTGCTCCAGGCTGTCGATGATCACCACGTTCGCGCTCCGGCGACGTTCGAGGCGCTCCCTCAAATCCTCGATGTTATCCGCGCAGATGAACACGTTGCCGGCGCGTTCCATCAACCCGATCCTGGCGATACCCTCCTGCAGCGACGCGCTTACCTCGCCCTCCTCGAGACTAACGAACAGTACCTTTGAGAACGCGGCGAGGCACTTCATGAGCATTAAAACGAACGATGTCTTTCCGCTGCCGGAACCGCCGAAGATGTACCAGATCCCCGTCGCCTCCGGCGTGCCGAATGCCTCGCGCCATTCGCCCGTGAACGGGAACTTCCTTACTTCCGCGTCCATGACGTTCTGCAGTGTCAACGCTCGCTTTAATGCCATTTTTATCGCCGTTTAAACATCGTTTAATTACCCGCCGCCCTGCTCTTGCTTACGGCGTGAACGCGGCGTTTAACCCGCCGCAAATCGCTCTCGCTATCGTCGATGATCTTATCGATCGTTTTAGCGTCATGTACCCCGTTCGCCACGCAAATAGAGGCGATGTCGTCCGCGGTAACACCCTTCAACTCGATGCACTTGCGGCCCACGCGGCTCCAGATCTCGTTGTACCCCTTTTTATTCAGCCGCACGCCCCTCGCGAGCCGTTTCTCCAGGTAGTTCGTCGCCTGCAGCACGATGCCGCACTCGTCCTCAAGCTGGTTGTATAGGGCGATGAAAAAGTACAGCGCGTTGTCGTTCAGCTTGTCGGCCTCGTCAAGGATCAGCAGCGGGGCCTCCTGCTTTTTCAGCTCGCTGACAACCGCCTCCATCATCTCTCCCACGGTGTACCCGGAACTATCCCTCCCGATCACCTTCAGCAGCTCGGAAAGGAATAGCTTCCTGTTCCAGAACTCGTTGCAGCAAAGCAGGTAAACCCGCTTGTTATTCGCCGCGAAGTGCCGCGCCGTGAACGTCTTGCTACTGCCGGCATCCCCGGTGATGGCGAGGACGAGGCTGTTCTCCTGGGCGTCCTTGTACATCGTTGTCAACTCCCTAAAGTTGGTCGTCTCGACCGCCCGCCAGGCATCGTCCCTGTAGCCGACTTGAGCGGCGACGTTCCGCCACATCTCGTCCTTGATTAAATCCCAGTTGCCGTTCAGCATTTGTGAAACGGTCGCGGCGCTCACGCCCCTCATGGAGGCGGCCGCCTTGTTTTGACTCTCGTAGCGATCGCAGTACGCCCGCAGCGCCTTCACGATTTCGCCCTTGTTTAGACTTTTCTTTTTCATAATCATTATTTTATAGTTCAATACCTGTCAAAATCGAAATCGGCGGGCTCTTTCTCGACCTCCACGAGTTCCACCTCGACCACCGGGAGGATCTTCCCGGTACGTGCCTTGCTTCGCACGTCCTTGTGCTGCCCGTTGCTGTCCGTGATCAGTAGCCTACGCAGCGTCTCGTCCTCTATCAGCCCGTTCTCCCGCATGTGCTCGCGAACGATGTTGCCGGATGTCGCGCGCCGCCCCGTGATGAGCTCCTCGTGCGCCCGGTTGAATTCCCTTACCCGCTGTAGCTGCTCCGCGTCTCCCGGCTTCCTGTCCGCCAGCGCCATCGGTTGTACGTATTTCTCTTCAAGCATGTAGCGAAGCGATTCATCCTCGTTCATAGCGAGCACCTCGCCAAGATCGTCCGGATCGTAGTAAATCGTCCATTTCACGGCCCCGTGATCTCGGAAGGTGACGTCGAAGCAGTCGTAAGATCTGCGTTGCCCCAGTATGGTCGGGTGGATGCCGCTATGCTGCAGCAGTATGGTGCGCCCGGTCGTTTCGCCGAACTGGCGGAGGTAGCTCTCGCGTGATAGCTCTATCTTCTTGCCGTCGTCCAGCGCTTCCCATAACTGCATGAACCTTTCCACCTTCTCCTCGCGCTCCCGGGACATGATCATGTCAATCTGCTTGCACACGCCGTCGAAGTCCGGGAACGATGTTTTGCGATTGTTTAGGAACTCCGCGTTCGGCTGTTTCTCCCTGTCGCTGGTAATACCGAAGCCGCTCCAGTTGTTCAGGAGCTGGCACCACTTCTTGTTTATTTGCCCGAAGTACGGCTCAATAGGTTTCGCCTTCGCGTTCTTTACGCGGGCGGGTGTCACCTTGTCGGCCATGGCCTCGTAAAACGGCATCATTTTCTTTATCGCGTAGTTGTCGCTCTGGATCTGGTGCGCCTTGTACATCTTGCCAAACAGCTCCCTGGTATGTTTCGCCGCGTTCCGGAGCGCCGCCTGTATTAGTTCCGGTGTTTCGTGCGTTCCAACAGCGTAACCGATAGGGTACTTCACGCAGGTATCCAGCACGACCACGACCGTGGGACGGTGGTGATACGTGGTGGTGGATCGGCCGTTCTTGTCGGTTTCCGTTTTCTGGTAGAGAAGCTCAACGTCCCAGCCGTCAAGCGACCAATGAAATAGCGGGGCCGTTGGGGCCGATCGTTTGACCTGCATGCCGATCTTGTTCGAGAAGGCGACCGAGCCGCGACGCCCGGCGTATGTGGTGGCGAAATGTTTTTCGCGGTAATTAGCCACCGTTGCCGGCGATATCTGCTTCCATCCCACATGCCCGGCAAGAGCGTTATACACGCGGGCGACCTGCGCGTCATCGAGGTTGTTCGGCGCGGAGATGAATTCAATCAAGTAGCTTTCCTTAACGTCGTCATCTACCTTCGCGGCATTCATGTTCGTGAAATTCTTGTGAATCAAGCTTTCAAGCCCCTCCTTCTTGTACCGGTTGAACCGGTCCCGCAGTCTCCTCTCGTTGGCCGGGAGCGTGTGCGGGTACCTCGTTCTGTCCAAATCTTGAACGCCCTCGGCGATCTCCTTCCAGTTATGCGTCACTCGCCCGCTACTCCGCGATCGTTTGAACGCCGTTTTGTCCGATAGCAGCCTGCCGATCGCCTCGAGCACGATGGCGTTAGCGTAATACTCGGCCCGTGTCTCTTTCGGTAATCTACGGCCATCGGGTAGCAGGTAATCCTCCTCGAAATACCGGCTTATTTCCGCGTCGTGCACGATCCGGCTCTCTACTTGAGAGACCTTTGCCGCCTCGCGCGGGTCGCAACCCAACACTTCTTTGACCATAGGCTTGAATCGTTCCGGGATACTATCGTACGATACCAGCGCGGGGGTGCCCCGGCAGCCGCGACGGGCGATATAAATTTGATTGCTGTCACGCAAATGCCTGTATTGTCGCACGGTCATCACACCGTTATCTACCAGCCATCTTGCCTCCACGCAAAGTATGTTGTTGTAGTACACCATTTGTTCGCTTTAGTTCCCGCCCGGGACTTGAACCCGGGTGTATGCCGTTCGGGAAAAATTACTTCCTTTGTTTTGCCTAACTTCAAATAGTAATTATGTATGGACAATTCGTATTACAAGCAGCAGCTTGAATATCTGGCCGAGATGACTGAAAAGTCCGCCGAAAAACAACGGTCTTTTTTTCAATCAATTCTGATCGTATCCGTAACTCTTCTTGGAATTCTAGTTTCTCTCCACGATAGCACGACAGAATCCCGACCACTTCGCTATCTGTATGCCCTGTCAGTTGCCCTACTTGCACTTGGTATCCTATCATCCGCAATAGTGTTACACGATTGGTCAAAGATTCTGGAACGTGCTCGCAAAAAGCTTTCGGACGAAGCAATAAGCGCGCTGAGAGAGAATCGTGAACTGAAGCCCATTCCCGTTGAAAGGAAAAAAATCTCTTTAATTTGCGAGAAAACAGTTTACATATCACTCGTGACCTCCTTGTTGCTCTTGACTGCCTACGCGATTTTGAGCCTTTTTTCATGATCACCCTTTTTTCACCGTTACCATTTTTTTTGTAAAACCCCAGATTTCCAGTAACGTTTGAGATGATTCGGCTTCGAGCGGAACACGTATTTCACGTTTTTCCGCGTCAAATCGGAAATCAATACCCTTGTTTATCAGGAACACCGGTACTGAACTGATACAGGGTCCGGTTATTTTTGAGCGTGTTTTCATAACTCATCGATTTTAAACCGTTTCTCTATTTTCCTGAAGTCGCCACGCCGCTGTGCGCGTAGAAAGAAGATCGTCGAGATCGCGAACCAGGCGAAAACGACCATTACAGCCGTGAAGCTGCTTCTCTCCGTGTCGATGCTCAAAGCCATGAAGCTGAGCAGCCAGTTGATTAAAATTAGATGCCGTTTCATTTTTCTACGATTTTTAGCTCGACGCCACCTTTCGCGAGTGCCGCCGCGCGGATTTTTTTTGCCAACTCGGTGTCGCTCGTTCCGTTCAGGGCCTTGCGTATGGTCGGGTACGTTACGCCAAGCGCCGCCATTATTTCCTTGCGAACCGAGTAGCCTACTTTTATAATTGTCTTTTTCATATTCCTCGTGTTAAAAATTTTTCATACCTTTATCGCGGCTTTCAAATTGAAACGCATGGCAAAGTAAATACAAAATATTGTATTTACAAAATAATAATACAGTTTTTTGTATTAATTTTATGGAAAACGTAAATTTGAGGTTTGTAGACTTCTATGAAAAGCTGAAGGATGATCAATCAATAAGTTCAGCGAAAGAGTTCGCCAAAGAACTTGGTGTCAGTGCTTCACTTATTACGGAAATAGTCAAGAAGCGAACAAATATAGGCGTCAAGGTTATACAGAACTCTGTACTTAAATTCAACCTTAATTCTGATTGGCTTTTTACTGGTCATGGAGAAATGTTCAGACCTCATGATTTAACACCAAATCAAACGACAGACGCCACGATAGATAAGTTGATAAAGGAGGTAAAGGAATTATCGGCAGAAAACGCCTTGTTGAAAGACGAAAATAAAAGGCTAATAAAGGACAAAAGCAACACTCGTACACATGCTCCTGTGGTTACAGAGCCGTAATTAGTTAATTTAAATATATATAAAAATGAAAAATGAAGTTTTATTGAAATCAATTGCTCACACAAAGTATGAAGACTGGAAGGGTTTTGTAAGCATTGATGAGAACGTTGACAACGGTCTTTTTAGATTGTGTGAGAATCACGGTATCGATACCAATCGTTTTTTTGTTGTAGGTTTTGGTTTATCCCACTGGAATGGTCTTGGAATATCTGAAACTGATAGCGTGCACTGTACTGTCTTGCTCGTGGACATGGATATATACGGCAACTCTTTTGACCAAATTGCCGCTAATACCCAAGTTGAGGCAACAAAGAAGTCTTTCTGGGTGCCTTACACCGATATAGCCAAGGCTATAAAAAGATTTAGCTTAATGACTCTCTGGAAAATAAGAGACCTACCTGAAATCATAGTCACTGAAGAGAAATAAACTTACAGCCAGATTTTATTTTTGCAGTTTACCGCGAAGTTCAGTCCGAATACACTCTATGATAAAAATAGCGTCGCTCACGTCGCTTGCATCACTATCGTTCAATTTCTTTGTAACCTCCCACAGGGAATCTCGCATAATAGTGAAATCCTCGAGTAATGACTTTGCGCCCTGCAATCTTAGTCGGTAATTTAACGCTTCGTTTATACCAAGTTTTGCTTTCTCTTCATATTCTCGCTTTGCCTTGTTCACATCTAATGTGTTTGTTTTGTTCAAAATGTCCTCCATAATCTTACTTTTTACTGGGTTTAACGCTCAAATATACATATAAATATCAAATAAACAAGCACTTGTGTGTTTTTATTTATCCATGTACGTACAACTATTATGTATTTATCGGGGTGCGTTCAATGTGTTTTTACGCATTTTTCGTGCCTTTTTTGTAATTATCGGGGTGTTTAAGTGTCGTTTTTTTCGTGATTTTTGGCCCCCATTTTGGCCCCCATTTTGGCTCCCATTTCAAAAACATGCAAATTATTATATTTCTTTCAGTCGAGTCAAGGCATAAAAAAACAGGCCGTTTAAAGCCCGTTTAAATGTTGTTTTATACCCTCTTTTTCTCTCGTTTGCCCGCGATTTCACGCCATTTGCGGCGTTTCCCACGTGTGAATTAAACCAAAGCCCCCTATTGCCCTGCAAACCCCTCCACGAATTAAAGTGGAATTAAAGCAAATTAAAGCATTCTGCACATTT